GGGGGAGCATCGAGCCGACGAAGCACGTATCCAGCCACCACCACGGCGATGCCCGACCACTGGTAGTCCACCAGCAACGGCAGTGGCCCTGCAAGCGCCGCCACGAGCCACCAGCGCCCTGCCCTGATGGCCCACACCACCGAGGCGGCAAGGACGAACGACGCAAGCACGTTGAGCGGGAGCCAGTGACCAAATGCCAGGGCGTGCGCCGGTTGCGCGACCGCCGCCCACAGAGCGAGGCGGCGGATGGACTTGGCTATGTCGGCGTCCGGTTCGGCCAAGTTGTAGGCCATGACCAGCGCGAACACCGGGAACGCGATCCGCCCGAGTTCGCTGATGACAGGCAGGTAGCCGCCGTAGAACACCTTGGCTACGTGATCGCCAGTCATCAGCAGGACCGCAATCCACTTCAGCAGCTCACGACCGCCACTGGTCATCACATGTCCCTCGTGGTGGAAGGGACCGTGGTCTTCGTCTGATACGGCTGCGACTCGGGGAACGTGCCGAGCGCGCGGGTCTGCTTGGTGGCAATCGATCCGTTCAAGCCGGTAGCACCCTGCCCCGGCTGCTGGCCCGCAAACTGCTGCTGGGGCTGCTGCTGCCGATCCTCATGACGCTCGCGGTACGGGTTGTAGACCGGGCCGTAGCGCGCGAGCGTGCGGCATTCCGGCTGCGTTATGTCGTAGGCGGTGCCCTGTTCCGTGACGCAGGTGCAGCTCGCTTCCTGATAGTTGCCATTGCCGTCGTTGCCCGCCATCGATGACATGCACACGAGCAGCGGATCCGCAGTGACGCTGCGATCATCGAACACCGGTGCAGTCCAGGGCATGGTGGCGATGCGGGGCAAATGATCCTTCGCGTACTCAGCGGCTGTGCGCCATTTCGGATCGTGTGTGGCCTCACCGGGCTGCGTGGTGGCCGTAGGGGCCGCATCGGCTTGCGCCGATTGCGTCCCCTTCCCTGTCGCCTTCGCGGCCATGTTGTCGGGCTTCAGCGCATCGTAGGCGAGGTAGGCAAGGACTATGCCGACGACAGCCAGCACCGGCAGCGCCATCACCTTCCATGGGATGCGCGGTTTGATCGTGTGTATCTCTGCGGACTTGTATTGCCCGTAGACCTGCGACGGCAGTAGACGTGTGGTGCGCTGCGCGATATCACGCTTCGCCGAGGACTTGATTTCCTCGTTCAATTCGCCCCAGCGGAACACGTCGATCATCTTCGTGCCGAACCGGCGCACGACATGCGAATGCGCGCCGATCAAGCCACGCACGAACGGATACAGCTGGTTGGGCTGCTGCGTGGTCCAAACGAAGTCCAGGCCACGATGCCGATGCTCAGCAAGATCGAGGACGTGTTTCGGCGTTTGCTGTCGAGTGGCGTCGTGCAGGTGACCGAACCACTTCCATGCTTCATCGACAAAGATGATTGCGCCGTTGGGAACCAAGTGGGTGCCCTCGGCGTCCTTTTCGTTCCAGCGGCGCGGATCGTCCAGCACAGAGGCAAGGCCGTCCTGTAAACCGTCGATGCCGCATGCGTAGATCGCGCGCTCGCCGCGCTTGGCCTCTTCGATCAGGCGCTCCATCATGAGCGCGGTTTTGCCGTTGCCGGGCTGACCGGTATAGAGCTCGATAGGCATGTCAGGTTCTCTTGACCAGCACCGCGCGAGCGGCATTGACGGCGAATTTCGTTGCGACCGCCGAGGCGATCATCGTGCATGCCTGATCGAACTTCATCAGGCCCGCGTAGGCGATCAGGACGGCGCCCCACTCGCCGCCCGGCGTGCCGCCTTGGATCGCGTTTTTCATGTTGTTGAGCCACGGCTCAACCGCGAACTGATGCGTTGCCCACGCAAGGCCCAGCCACGCAAGGACCTCCACAGCCCATGTGCCCAGGCGGGAACGGAACAGCGCTGCGAGCGCCGATAGAAGTGCACTGATAAACAGAGGCATCGTCAGGCGTCCTTACTGGCAACGATTCGGAGCGAGAACAGGGCGGCAAGGCCGAGAACGAAATACGACCCGAGGCCGAGCCACGTGCACAGCGGCGTAACGTCGAACTGGAAGCTCTGACCCATGACCTCGAATGCAGGAGGCTGCGGGCAGCTGCCGCCCCAGCCGTAACCGGAAGTGTTGGGCGTGCCAGGAGTCGTGTTGCCGCCGCCCTGCCATGCGCCGCTCCCGGGGCTGGTGGTGCCGTAGTCGGGATTGCCGCCGGTGCCAGTCAGAGCGTTGCGAATTGCAGCGGTGTCGGCGTTGCCGCCGGTACCGGCAGCGAGCTTTTCCAGTGAGCACGCGGTGCGCCACTGCATGAGTAGGCCGCTGTATTCAAGCGCGTCACATTTCTCACCGGTGCAGACCGGCGGCGTCGTGCACGCACCACCTGCGATATTGCGATTCCTGCGGGTGTTGCAGTCAATGCGCCACTGGATGCGGGCTTGACCGCACATGATGGGCGAGCCGCTGCACGTCGGCGGCGTCTTGCAGTCGTCGCCACCGGAGAACTCGTCCTTCTTCTTGCCGTCAGGATCCTCGCCGCCCTCTTCACCTTCGTCGGGCTCTCCGTCGCCGTCGCTGTCTTTCTTACAGGTGCCATCCTTGCCGCGCACTTCGCCTTGGGCACACTGTCCATCACCCGGAAGGCAATTACCGGCAGGACTCTTGATCTGACCGGCCGGGCATTCGTTGCCCTTGTTCTTGCAGGTGCCGTCCTGCTGCTGGGTCATGCCATCGGGACACGGCTCCGGCGCACACTGACCGAGGGAGTTCGCGGGCCTGCCGCCACACTTCCCCTCTGGCGGCTCGCAAACCTTCAAGATGGCGTTCCAGTAGTAACCGTCTGGATAGTTTTCGCACGTGGTCTTTTCGTTATCGGGGCAATTGCCGCCGGTAGCAGACCACGTCATCGAGCTGTCAGCATTGCGCGACCACACGCCGTCGCAGCCATTGCGGCAACCGAGACTGCCGCTCTTCGCGGCACCGCCAGTGGACCATGGACCGAGACCGGTATAACTCGGCTCAGCGGAACATGACTGGCTGAAGTAGTAGCCAAGCTGCTCAGGGGTAGCAGGTTTCAGGCTGACAGTGGAGCCGTTGCCAAACGTGCAAACTGCGAAGGGACTGTAATAGCCCCTGCTGGCGTCCTGCCGAAACGGTGGACCTACCTCGGTAGCACCAAGGCTATCGCCATTGCCCTTACAGCGCGTCCCAACATATTTCCATGCCAGGGCTGCTTGTTTGGCAGCGCCCTCGGTGCACTGCTCGGTATAACCAGCGCAGTTGGCGGCCTGAGCGCGCGACATGCCCGCCCAGCCAAGAATTAGAACAACGATGAGGACTGCGACGCGGCGGACAATCGCGGAGACGAACACGCGAGCGAGCCAGTGCATCAGCTGAAATCCACGAAGATAATCGCGCAGGCCACCAGCCATGCGCCGAGCCAAATCCACCCTTCCATCCCAAGCCCCTATGCGCCTCGTGGCGCGTCACGCAAAAGACCGGCGGGAGGGAGTCGGCCCTGCCCGCCGGTGGTCGTTACATGGCCCGGCGGACCCACTTGTAGACCTTGATGCCGACCAGCACGGTCAGCACCGCACCGCCGATGGCAGCGATGGGAGCGGCAGCACCCTGAATCGCCGATACCACATCGCCCACGTCGACACCACCACCACCACCAGCGAAGGCCGGGGCCGAGGCGATAGCGGCGGTACCGACAGCGGCCAGTGCCACACTCTTGCCCTTCAGGGCATTGATGAACTTGCGCATTGCGTCCTCCTAGGACTGTTGAATTTTCTTGCGGATGAGCCGGAAGGTGTACGCCAGAGCCCACAGGAGCGCGATCTTTGCTCCGATGAGCTGGGCATCCTCAATGGGCAGGTCCGGCAATAAGCCCGGTTGAGGAATCCAGATCACAGCCGTGCAGGTCCCCGTGGCCGTGTCCAGGTCGG